AACTTGATTTGACAGGAGATATATAATCTGTTAGAATACTGATGTAGATTTTCTAGGTTATGGCTAAAGGATTCACTGTCAAAGCAAAAGCACCCGAACGACCTGCTGCACAACAAACTGGTGAGTGGGACTACGAAAAGGCAAAGGAGATGATCAGGGGCAAGTCTATTGTCTTCTGTATGCCTGGTCGTGGTTGTTCCTTTGCATTCCTCAAATCATTCACTCAGATGTGTTTTGATTTGGTCGGTGCAGGTGCTCAGATTCAAATTTCACAAGACTATAGTTCCATGGTGAACTTTGCTCGTTGTAAGGTACTTGGAGCAAATGTTCTTCGTGGACCCAATCAGATTCCCTGGGACGGGAAACTGAAGTACGATTATCAACTTTGGATTGACTCGGATATTGTTTTCAATACTGAGAAATTCTATCAACTGGTTCTGATGGAGAAAGAGATTGCCTGTGGTTGGTATCTGACCGAAGATGGCACGACTTCTTCCGTTGCTCACTGGCTTGAAGAAGATGACTTCAAGAACAATGGTGGTGTCATGAACCATGAGACTGGTGAAACGATGTCCAAACGTCGTAAACCTTTCACCGTTGATTACACTGGTTTCGGTTGGGTTCTGATTAAGCACGGTGTGTTTGAAGATCCTAAGATCGAATATCCCTGGTTTGCTCCTAAGATGCAACGCTTCAATAGTGGTGAAGTTCAGGACATGTGTGGTGAGGACGTTTCGTTCTGTCTGGATGCCATCGATGCTGGTTATGAGATCTGGTGCGATCCTCGCATTCGTGTCGGTCACGAGAAAACTCGTGTGATCTGATGACAAAACGACCCAAGACGTTGTATAATATCATCTGTCGGGGTTCGTTGCTTCTCAGCAATCTATCTGAGGAGCAGTTTTTCGACGAAATGGAGAGTCTGGCACACTCATACTATGAGTCTGGGTTGCCAGATCCCTCCGACATTACTTTTGAAACTATTGAGGACAATGGCAGTACGTAGCAAAATCGGCATTTCTGGCATTAAGTTTGAAGCTGGTAAACCCAAGTGTACCCGTCAGGGCAACTCTAAGAATACTAAATACGCCGCAACGTCTCGTAACTCGGCACGTAAGAAGTATCGGGGTCAAGGTAAAGGGTAATGTACATTACAGAGGTCAACGACGAATGGAATCAAATCAATCCTAAGGACCTCTGGGTGTACAATAAACTATTCTTAAGTCGGGTTTTGGGGTATAAGTGTGGTCCTGCTGGAACCACCGTCCCCAGATCCGACTTTTATATTGTCAGACCATCACTGAACTTCCTTGGTATGGGTCGTGATGCACGTATTATTAAGATTAATAAAGAGACTGAAGACCTACATCCATCAGAATTCTGGTGTCAGATCTTCAAAGGTGAACATATTAGTGTTGATTTTCGTAATAAAAAGTCAGAATTAGTGGTTTTGGGTGAGAGAAACCCACAAAGTCCTCTATATAAGTGGATGAAGTGGTCAAAGATCGATAAAAAAATAGAATTTCCACCCATTTTAGAAGATTTGGTTGGAGATTATGAATGGATCAACTGCGAATTCATTGGTGATAAGTTGATCGAAGTGCATTTTAGACAAAATCCAGATTTCAGGTACAATAATTCAGTAGCAATACCTCTTTGGAAGGATGAAAAAGTACAAAATCTGGAAAATTACGAATATATTGAGGATCCAGACTATTTGAGACAAGGTTTTTACATTGATAAGGGATAGCAACCCCTTAAAAAGTTCTGTTCAAACCCCTTAAAGGAGAAAACAGATGGCAAATCAACCTTATCCAGACAGAGATTCCGATTATATGGAGTCAATGTGGGGTACAAGAGGATTGATTACCGACTACTGGACAAAACCTATGAAAAAACAAGACGATAACCTTCTCAGAGAGGTCGTTGGTGACCATGTTCATGACTTAAAACGTCAAACTATGCTTCATGAAGATATTCGCAACGACGAAGACTACGATGATTGGGAATATGGGACCGAACCAACTTACGGTAAGCCTAATAAATAGGTTTATGGTCTAAAATTATGCCTTTTCATGGCTTCAACCCGCAAATCAAGGGCATTTAAGGACATTTCTTTGTCCTTTGTGCCCCATCCAATCACAAAAGACCTTCCTGTGCTTGTAAATGAGCGTGCGATTGCACGCTCAGTGCGGAATTTAGTTGAAACTATACCCACGGAGAGGTTTTTTAACCCAAATTTGGGTTCTGATGTCAGAAATACTCTATTTGGGTTCTGTGATTATGGTACTGCAAGCATTATTGCTACACAAATCGAGGAAACTATCTTAAATTATGAGCCTAGAACTGACAATTTAAATATTGTCGTACTTCCTAGACCAGATGATAATACTTTTGAAGTAACAATAGCATTTGACATTATTGGACAAGATTTACCCTCACAAAATATCTCCTTCATACTTGAGGTAACGAGATAAATGCCACTAACTAAGTTTACAAATTTAGATTTTGATCAGATTAAGGAATCTATCAAGTCCTATCTGAGAGCAAACTCAAATTTCACCGATTTTGACTTTGAGGGGTCGAATTTTGCTGTCCTTATTGATACTCTAGCATATAATACCTATATTACAGCATTTAACTCCAGTATGGTGGTAAATGAGTCGTTTATCGACTCTGCCACTCTTAGAGAGAACGTGGTTTCTCTTGCTAGGAACATTGGATACGTTCCAAGGTCAAGAAAGTCCGCAGAAGCTCAGGTAAGTTTCAATATTGAGTTTACTGGAACCAGTCCAACCGTAACTCTTAAAAAAGGTCTTGTTTGTGTAGGGGCACAGGACAATAGTTCTGTCGTATTTTCTATTCCAGAGGATATTACAACGACCAGTGTATTGACTGGTTCTGATATCAACGGAAATGGACCTAGAAGGGCATCGTTTAGCAGTATCGATGTCTATGAGGGAACATTACTTAGAAAGTCCTTCCAGGTCAACCAATCGGTCGATCAGAGGTTTATTCTAGATAATCCTGGTATCGATACAAGTTCTATTAGGGTGACAGTAAAGGGTCCCCAAGAAAATGTTGGTAGAGAGTACCGTCAAGTAGACAACATTATTGATATTACTGCCAATTCTGAAATATACTTAATCCAAGAAGTTGCTGATGAGAGATATGAACTTCTTTTTGGTGATGGAATTTTTGGTAAGAAGTTAGAGAACCAATCTATTGTTGAGGTTTCGTATATTATTTGCAGTGGAACCGATGGAAACGGTCCTACGAGATTCTCTTTCACTGGATCAGTACAAAATAGCAATGGTGCTGCGTTCTTACCAACAAATACAGTTGTTATAACAACAAACCAGTCTGCTATCAATGGTGCTGACATTGAGACAATTGAATCGGTAAAGTATTTTGCACCAAGACTGTACTCTTCACAACACAGAGCAGTAACATCTAAAGACTACGAAGCAATCATTCAGAGAATATACCCAGATACAGAATCCGTTTCTGTTGTTGGTGGTGAAGAACTGGATCCACCAGAATTCGGAACAGTTGTTTTAAGTATCAAACCTAAAAACGGTACATTCCTCTCCGACTTTACAAAATCTCAAATTCTTAGCAATTTAAAGCAATATGCTGTTGCTGGAGTCAACCAAAGAATTGAAGATCTTAAGATCCTTTACGTTGAACTTAATTCAACAGTTTTCTATAACGCAAGTCAAGTGTCGGATGCAAAGCAATTGCGTTCTGATGTCGTTTCTAGTCTGAATACCTATTCCGACTCCGTTGACTTGAATGCTTTTGGTGGAAGATTCAAGTACAGTAAAGCAGTTAAGGTAATTGATGACACTAATATTGCTATTACGTCTAATATCACTAGAGTTATTATCAGAAGAAACCTTAGGGCACTTTTAAACCAGTATACTCAATATGAGATTTGCTATGGTAACAAATTTCATGTTGTCTCCGAGGGATATAACATTAAGAGTACAGGATTTACTGTAGAAGGTTCTTCAGATCTTCTGTATTTTACTGACGTTCCCAATGCCGATATGGAGTCGGGTGCAATTGCTATTGTTAAGCAGTCTGACACTGGTCCTGTTGTTGTAGTTCCTGCTGCTGGAACAATTGATTATGTTAAGGGTGAGATCCTAATTAACACGGTAAATATTACGTCCACCGTAAAGACGGATGGTGTTATTGAAATTCAAGCAGTTCCAGAATCCAATGACGTTATTGGTCTCAAAGACCTGTATTTGCAATTGGATGTCTCGAATAGCACCATAAATATGGCAAGAGACACCATCTCCTCTGGTGAACAAATTTCGGGGGTCGGATTCCCTGTAGCATCCAGTTATACCAACGGACAATTAAGTAGGCAATGATAAACACCAATTCTGTTTTTGACTCCAGAGTTAAAATCCAGCAAGTTGTAGACAATCAACTTCCAGAATTTATCAAAGACGAAAATCCACTTGCGGTGGATTTTTTCAAAGCTTATTATACCTCTCAGGAATATGCTGGAGGTCCAGTTGACATTGCTGAAAATCTGGACAGTTATCTGAAGTTAGATCAACTGACACCAGACGTTATTGCTGGGATGTCCACGGTAACCGCAGGCATCTCTACGACAGATACGGAAATCTTCGTAACAAATACGAAGGGATTCCCACAAGAATACGGATTAATCAAGTTAGATAATGAGATTATCACGTATACTGGAGTAACAACCAACTCCTTTACTGGTTGTATCCGTGGTTTTTCTGGCATTACTTCCTATCACGCACCAAATAATCCAGAGGAACTGGTATTTACAGACACAGATGCGGAAACTCATGCTTCTGGGACCTCAGTTCAGAACCTAAGTGCGCTCTTTCTCAAAGAATTTTACAATAAACTTAAGAAGTTATACACACCTGGGTTAGAAAATACGCAACTTGCTTCTAATCTTGACGTAAACAACTTCATTAAGGAATCTAGAAGTTTATATGAAAGCAAGGGTACGGAAGAATCTATCAAGATTCTCCTGAAAGTCTTATATGGAGTTGATTCTAAAGTTATTGATCTTGAGCAATTCCTCGCAAAACCTTCCTATGCTGAGTATGTACGCAGAGAGGTTGTTGTTGCTAAACTGATCAGTGGCAATCCCGCTCTTATTTCTGGCACAACACTATTCCAAGATGCTCAACCACTGAATAAGATTGGGTCTGCTAGTGGACCAATTTCCGAAGTAGAGATTTTTACTAGAGGAACTTCTGAGGATATTGGTGTACAGACATACTATAAGATTTCTCTCTTTACTGGATTTGGTGATGAGAGTCTTATCGAAGGTAAATTTAATATTCCTGGAAGTAGTTTTACTATTGGCAGTCACTCTGCTGGTTCTAATGTAATCACCGTAGATTCAACTATTGGATTCCCAGAGTCTGGATCATTTGTTATTGGTGACGACACTATCACATATACATCAAAGACAATTACCCAGTTCATTGGATGTTCTGGTTTAACAGAGGATATTACACCCAGAACAGAGATCACTCAAGATCTTGAAGTATATGCTTTTGAAGAAAATGATTTGACCAGACAGGTCAGATTTGTTATCACTGGTGTTTTAAGTAACTTTGAGCAATCTGAGGATATCTTTTCCTCCGTAGAGGGATCATTAATCTCTGTTAAAAATCTTGGTCAAGTTATTTCTAATGATCAGGAAGATGATTCTTATGGGAAGATCTTCTTCAACTCCTGGATCTACAATACTTCTGCAAGATATTTTGTAAGCTCTTTCAGTGGTTCTACTTTCAATCTCTCTTCCACAATTGACAGATCTAGTCTGAAAGAGGGTGATTTCGTTGACATTGTAGAAAGGTCTAGTCAAACAATTGCCGCATCCAATCTTGAAGTTGTTGGTGTAAACTTAACAAATAATGCAGTAACACTTGGATCTGGTGATTATTCTGGAGTAAATCCATCTGGGTTTTATGATATCCGAAAGAGAATCAACAAGGCATCTTCTTTAGGTGCCCCATTATCGTCTGGTGACAATGTTCTTTCTTCTGATGTATTAAACACATATGTCGAAGACAATAAATTTGGATATGTTGCTTCCAACTCCTTACCATCCTATGTAATCAGACCAGTAACAACTGAGTCTCAAATTTCCGTAGCATCTACATCAAGTGGTTCTATTCAGGGATACGACTCTAATAAGCTTTCATATGATACGATTTCTTTCCAAGACGTTGTTCCATTCTTCAGTGGAGACGAAGTATTTTACCAACCTTTAGATGGTGCTTCTCCTATTGTTGGATTGAATACGGGAAGTTACTTTGTCGAGGTTCAACCAGCACCCAATGACAATAGGATTAAGCTTTCCCTGTCTAGATCATTCTTGGCAGCAGGATCATATGTAAGGTTTAATCCTTCTAATAGTGGTCCTCACTCCTTCATTCTTGCGGAACAAAGAGAGGGTTCTATTCAACCACAAAAACTTCTTAAGAAGTTCCCACTCTCTCAAGATATTAGAACTGGTGAGAGAGATTTAACTCAACCTGGAACAACAGGTATTCTTATCAATGGTGTTGAAGTAACAAACTATAAGGTTGAGGATTCCGTATTCTACGGTCCCCTTGATAGGGTTGAAGTGTTTACTGGTGGATCAAACTATGATGCATCTAATGCTCCAAGAGTAATTGTTGGCAATCCATCCATTTCTTCTGGAACAACCGCATTGGTACAACCAGTTGTTGAGGGATCATTTACTGATATTCTTGTTGATCCAGTAAACTTTGATTTGGAAGAAGTAATTTCCATTAACGTTTCTGGTGGTAATGGTGAAGGTGCTACGGCATCCGCAACCTTAGCATCTGAATTTAGAGAAGTGTTCTTTA